AAATTTATTTGCTACACTAGAACTTGCTATTTATCGCAACAAAAGTAAGGGAACAAATCATGAATGATTACATGGAAGAAGAAACCGATGTAGAAGACGTTGACTCCGACTCACAACCCATGTCACGCGGATACTGTATCAAGGTGCACGTCAGAGAAGACGGGACGTTTCATGTCGTAGGTCCAATACGTTATAAAGAAGAGAAAGAAGAGCACGAAGATTCATTAGCCCAAGTCGCCGAATCCTTACCCGACGCCCTAAAACTCATCCTTCAGACTGTGAGAGAAAACCCGGTCGGTGAAAATGCACAGGCTGATATGGATGCCGGATTTCTGGCAGGGCCGGCAGGAAAACGGATGGCATATTAGAGCGTCTGATAAGTATCATTATGTTGAATGTAAATTGGTTAACAAATAATTTTCATAACTCGTTGACTCGTATGAATATTCATGCTATCCCATACCTACAAAATGTTAACATCTATAGGGGGATATCATGAGAAAAGATGTATCGACACAAGATCTTGTGGTCTGGATGAATGAGGAGAAACTACCGATTACTGAAATAGAATCGAAAACAGGAATGAGTCGTCAAGGGATCTGGAAGCGACTTCGCCGCGCAGGAGCTTTGATCAAACGTAGCGCACCGGGCGGTGCTCCTGGAAAACGAGTGACACGCGATTGTTTCTTTTGCGGAAAACCTGTGACTCGGTATACAAAGCGACTCATTAGAGAAAATCAGATCAACGTGTTTTGCAGTCAGGACTGCTATAGTGCCTCACTTGAACAGCATCCTTATGAGGAATGGAGACAAGGAAGCCGCTTAGCGAGAGCGATTGTTGCTCAACATTTCCCATTACTTCCGGTTTATATCGTTCACCATAAAGACGGGAACCAGCGGAACAATAATCTTGCTAACTTGTCGGTCTTTGAAAACCAAGCCGATCATATAGCCCATCATCGCGGTCGGACGGTCATTCCATTGTTTGACGGTTCGACGATAGCAATGGAGAAATGCTAGATGTTCCGACTGGATGCAGGTTTGCAAGAGGGGGCGCCCCCTCTTATTTGGATTTTCTAGGGGCGAGGGAAAATGGCTCGGCGACACCCCCTACGGCCCCGCTTTGGTTCCATCGCAGCGGGTCCCATCCGAGGCAGTAGTCGCAAGGCTGGGTCCAAATTTTTTGAGAGGCTCCTGTGAACTCAGTAAAAACCCTTAGAGAAATGTCGCCGATTCGCCGCGCCCGTACCACGTGCCCGTAGCATGAGCCAATTTTTTTTGAGATACACCCTATGAGGCCCCATGCCCTCTGATTTACTCTCCCTCACCATTCAGTCTGAGAACGGCGATCTGATCCCGATTCAGGGTGTCCACGCCCCGACGAAAGCGAACTACCCCGTACAACGCGAGCAGTTCTGCCGCCTCATGGCCCAAGGGGACCTTGATGAAATCGAAGCGTACTGCCAAGCCTTCGGAAAAGCCCTGACAGAAGACAAACACAGCAAACTCAATCGGATCATTCATAGCGCCTCCGCGCGCCTGATGAAGGATCCGAATATCATTCTCCGCGTCCAGCAATTGAAAGAGCCGGTTGCCAAGAAGAACCGGAAGAAACTCGAATACACATTACAGCGCGCCTTCGAGCAATGCGAAGACGCCTATAACATTGCGCGGGCGACACTCGATCCAAAAACGATGGTGAAGTGTATTGAGCTGCAAGGGCAGTTCGCGAAACTCATCCATCAAACGATCGACGTGAATCATCGCTTCGGCGTGCTGGATGAAGCGGATACGGCGGTGCTCCTCGAAATGAAGAAACAGCTCGAGCACAAGATGCGCAAAGAGCGCAAACTGCTCAACGCTCCGGTCGTTGAAGCAGAAGTGGTTCACGAACCGGCGTCATGAGGAGGATGATATGCCAGCAAAAGTGACCAAAGCGCCAGGTGGCGGATACACCGTCAAGACCCCGACCCATGTCCATGCGAAACGAACAACCAAGAAAAAGGCAACAGCGCAAGCGAGGCTATTGAACGCTATCGAACACGGCTTCACCCCACGCGGTCGCGCGTAATAGGAGGACACCATGGGACATGTGTCGATTTACATCGAAGACGATCCCGACACGAAGGAATTCGCATACCGGGTGGCCTTCACCGGTCCACCGGACTTCGAGCATTCTGCCGCGCATCGCGCTGCGGTGCATCTGAGTGAGTTCCTGGATGAGAAGATCAAAGCCGCGGGCGGGCATCAGCTCGAGGCCGAGCCCGACCTCCTCCCTGGACCGGAACCCACGCTTCCGCTCTATGCTCCGCCGAGCGGCGTGGTGCGGCTATGAGTGCCGCGCCCGTCTCGCTCGACGTCATCCCGACGATCGATCTGATTCGGGAACTGCAGCAACGGTACGAACACACGATCGTCGTCGGGCATCGTATGACCTCGGAATACACCGGTGAATTCGAGCCGGTGCATCGGATTCAGTACAAGGGCGATTATTTTATGCTCTTGGGATTGCTCGCCGAAGCGGGAGCCTATATTCGTGCGGAGCACACCCCGACGCAACTCTCATCGCCCGACGAGGAGACACCGTGACACTGATCACTCAAGAGGACGGCCGGATGTTGCTGACCCTCGTATTCGATCCCGTCTCAGTGTTCCTCACCGTCGCGGCGGTGGTGGGATTCGTGGCGGGGTTCCTCATGTGGAAAGAGGGGGCAATCAAGTGAGTCCGGAGCCGCTGATCACGCAAGAGCCGGATATCACCGCGAAGCAACTCGCCGAAATCCAACGGGCGCTGGATCGGCGGAAAATGGCGTTCTATAAGCCGTATCCGAAGCAAATCGAATTTCATAACGCGTCATCTCTCATCCCACCCGACTTTGTCTCCGAACGTCTCCTCATGGCCGGCAATCAGCTCGGCAAGACCTATTCCGCCGGCGCGGAAGTCGCCATGCACGCGACCGGTGAGTATCCGGCGTGGTTCAAAGGCCGGAAATTTTCAGAGCCGACGCAAGGCTGGGTGGGAAGTGAAACCGGGCAATTCTCGCGCGATGTGGCGCAAAAGATTCTATTGGGCGATGTTGGAGAATGGGGGACCGGCGCCATTCCCGGCAATAAGATCATCGATATTAAAAAGGCGGTGCATGGCGCCGCCGATCAAGTTGATCAAATCTTCGTCGCGTACAAATCCGGAGGCGTCTCGCAGATCGGATTTAAGACGTACGATCAAGGGCGTGTTCGATGGCAAGGAAAAACCTTGCATTACGTCTGGCTCGATGAAGAGTGTGACATGGACATTTATTCCGAGGCGAAAACGCGGGTACAAGTCAAACGCGGACTCGTGTTCCTCACGTTCACACCCCTCAAAGGGATGAGCGAAGTGGTCCTCCGGTTTACGAAAGAAAAGCCACCAGGAACACACGTCACCACCATGACGATCTACGACGCGAAGCATTACACGAAGGAACAAGCGGACGCGATCGTCGCGGGGTATCCAGAGCATGAGCGGGAGGCGCGGGCGTTCGGCATTCCGAAGCTCGGCGAAGGCGCGGTGTTTCCGTTTTCCGAATCGCTCCTCAAAGAGCCGATCCTGCAAATCCCCGCATTTTGGCCGCGTATAGCCGGGATCGACATCGGCTTCGATCACCCGACGGCCGTCGTGTGGATGGCCTGGGATCGCGATCTCGACATCGTGCATGTATACGACACCTATCGGTTGAAGAAGGAAACGGCGTTGACGCATTCGAACGCGATCAAAACGCGCGGCGCCTGGATCCCGGTCGCGTGGCCACATGACGCACATCAGCACGATAAGGGTTCCGGGAAGGTAATCGCGGAGCAATACCGGCGCGAAGGGGTCGCGATGTTGAAAACACACGCGACCCATTCGCCGTCAAAAGGACAGCCGGAAGGACAGGGCGGGACATCGTTTGAAGCCGGCATTGAAGAGATGAAGAATCGGATTCAGACCGGGCGGTTAAAGGTGGCGTCTCATCTTGAAGATTGGTTCGAAGAATATCGGATGTACCATCGCGAAAAAGGATTGATTGTCAAAGAGCATGACGATTTGATGTCGGCCACGCGCATCGGGATCATGATGTTGCGGTTTGCGCGTGTCTATACGCCGCCATCGGTCGGACCATCGGTACAGCGATTTATCCCGTCGGATAGCACGATGGGTGTGCTAGGATAGACGATGTGCAGATCGCACGCTAGAGAGAGGATCTTCGCGGATGGCGACGGATTATTATACCCACGGCTCCACCCCTTCGACCGGTAGTCCAGGCTCCTCGTCTACGATGCGGGCCGAATTCGATTTAATTGAAGCCGGCTTCGGCAAACTTCCCTCTTTAACGGGCAACGGAAATCGCGCCGTGATTGTTAATGCTGGCGGGTCGGCGCTCGCGCTCACCACCGGAACACTCACGCTTCCGGGCGCATTCGCCACGTCAGGTGGGCATAGCGTCACTCTAACGTCCACCGGAACGACCAACGTGACGCTTCCAACCACGGGAATGCTTGTCTCGCGAACGGCCACGGAGACCTTGACGAACAAAACGATCACCGCTCCGGTGTTAAGTGGGTCAATCACGGGCACGTATACGTTAGCTGGCACGCCGACGATCACAGGTCCTACGATTACCGATCCGACGCTCAGTGGAACGGTGACGGGCACATACACGTTAGCTGGCACGCCGACGATCTCTTCGCCGGCGCTCAGTGGAACGGTAACGGGCACATACACGTTAGCTGGCACGCCGACGATTACGGGACCTACGATTTCCGATCCAACGATCACCGGGGTCGTCGACGCCGCTCAGATTGACCTCACTTCTGGAATCACGTTTCCTGCGAGCGGAGTCGGATCGCCCGACTCGAATTTTCTGAACATGTATGAAGTCGGCGATTGGACCCCGAGCATCGGAGGGACGGCGACATATACGTCGCGAGTCGGACGCTATATTAAAATTGGGAAATTGGTTTTTATCTACGGCACGATCGTCGTGAACTCACGAGGCACGGGATCGCAAAGCACGATCTCGGGACTTCCGTTTACGACCGCGAATGAAACGTTCGGGGTATTGTCTGTATCGAAGACGAGCAGCTTTGCATTGAGCGTGGTGTCTGTCCACGGGGTGTTTAGTGTGTTCACGACTGAATTTTTACTGTACACGCGTACGGCGGCGGCAACGAGTGATGCGATCAATAATGTGATCGGCAACGGGACGACATTCTCGTTCGCTGGATGTTACGAGGCAGTATCATGAGGTGGGGTATGCACTGGATGTGTAGATGGGCGGCGATTGCCGTAATCTTGTTCTGTTCGCCGACGTTGAGTTGGGCGCAAGGGAAGGTGTTGTACAACGCCACGACCGATGCGGCTGGCGGGACGGGGACATTAGCGCTGAGTCCGCAATATAATTCTGTGTTAGTAGAAGTGACGATCGCCGATACGGCCGAGGTCGAATTTACAATCAGCGGAGAAGGGACAGCACCGACCGCCGTGGCCTGTACTGACTACTCGAGTACGAGCTTCGCGGCTGCGACATCTGCGACTGCTACCGGGACCTACCTCTGCCCCACGAGCGGCGCATCAGGATTTCAAATCAGCGTCGGAGCACATACAGGAGCGGTTCGGGTCTACGCGTCTCCATCGGCCGGATCGGCGCGGCGCGGAGGGGGCGGAGGCGGTGCCGGGACCGTGACGAGTGTCTCAGCCTCGGGTGGAGTAGAAACCACGAGCGGCTCGGCAATCACCGGCTCGGGGACCATCCGAGGCAACATGTGTGTGCGGGCCGTCACAGGAACGACTGACACGATCCTCTCGACAGATCGCGGATGCCTCATAACCTATTCAAACGCGTCGTCCATCGCGGTAACGCTTCCGCAAGCTGGGACCGCCGGATTTGATCATGGGTTTTCATTTACCCCACTTAATCTCGGCGCCGGTACCGTCACGATCACGCCGACGACATCAACAATTCAAGGTTCGACCGATATCAATCTGACAACGAATAAGAGCGTTGGCATCGTCTCGGACGGCACGAACTATTTTTACGCTCCAGGCATCGGATTAACGGTAGAATCGCAAGGTCTCGACGATGTGATCGCTGTCGATCGGACCTATGGAGGCGCAGTTAGTCAAGCTACAGCCCCAAGGTTTGGTGCGACTGCAACGGGCCGTTTCTTTGTGCTCTTCGATGACCCAACCAATGGACTGATGCTCGATTGTGAAGTAGCGACAGTCCTTGGAGACTGCGATAAAGGCGTCAAGATCTATACTGGGCACGTCTACAATTTTAAGAACAATAGTGGCACGGCAATTGGTACGCTCACTGAGTCGACTGGCGCATGGACAAATACCAAGATAGATGGTGAGGGGTCTGGGAACACAATCACCTTGACGGAAGAATCCTGGTTTGATCTCGTGGCCTGCCAAGAGTCTACCGCATCGCATATCTGGAACACGATTACAGCAACCTTCCCTGCAGCGGCCTGTGATACCGGATCAAACACACAAAAGGGCTACGCCTCATTCGATGCGAGCACAGACGAAGCGATCCAAATGGATTGGGTGTTGCCGACTGGATTCACTGGCGCAATTGATATTCACTTCATCTGGAAAGCAGCGGCGACCTCTGGTGCGGTGGGCTGGTGTGCGCAACTGATTCGCGTTGCAGACGCTTCCACATCCGATCCAGCATTCCCTGCTCAAGCGGCAGGGAACTGCGTATCAGACACAGCAAAGGGGACAACCTTACAGGAAAACCACGCAACGATCTCTGGTGTAACCTGTACCTCGTGTGCAGCCCGCGACCACGTATACGTTCGTATTTCACGGGATGCTAATGGGGGTGCGGTCACAGATGATATGACAGGCGATGCCCATCTGATGAAGGTGGGTCGTACTTGGCGGGTGGCACATTGAAGCACCTTGTTATTATAGGGCTCGTGTTACTTGTTTGGGTAACCTTTCCGTCTGCCCAAACGACACGGTACATCTACGTCTCGCCGATTGATGGCAGCGGAACAGACAGTGACCCATACCACTCTCGCTGCTATGGGATGCCGGAGTCTGCCAATATCGATCTTCGCCCGTGGGGACGCAATGGATTTCTGTGTGCGTCCGATAGCCTCCCCGCCAACATGACCGGCGTGCGCCAGCTTGGAAGCGCTTTGAATGAAACGATCACTGGGGTTCGTAAGACGGCGCTGGAAACATTCGCTGGAAAATCTGTTACGGCTACCCGGGTCAGCGACATCATTGTGGAGCTGATAAAAGATCAGAATCGGCTCAGACCGGGGCGTGACGGGAAAGAGAAAATCTGGCTAGGTGGGAAAGTGCCGATCTACCAGCACACGGCAGGGCTGCCATTTGAGGATGGGGGCCTGTTCGCTGATGCAGCATTAGGTCTCGTCCACATGGCGACCGCAATCGAACGCGCCACTCTGGGGGTTACGGTGGCTTGGGCTGCCTCGATTGCTGAGGATTGGAATTGCAGTAACAGTGCAGACCTGACGTGTGACCTAACATGGACGGAGGTAACTGGAACCGGCTGGAGCATCACCTCAAATCGAGCCCTCAATACGACGGTGGGCGGAGCCACTCAACGGGCGCGAGCGGAGAGCGCGTTAGACACCGACGACCACGAAGTGTGGGCGACCATGATTGATCTGACCGGCACCGGAGGCGGTACGGGACGATGCGGGGTGATTGGGCGGAAGGACAACACTGCCACAGCCACGCACTATTTCTTCGGGGCGGATAATGACAACGCAGAATCGTTTTTTGTCCTCGCCTCTGTCAGTGGAGGGACCTTCACGAGTCTTGGGACTGATACCACGGATCAGGTTGACAATGACGTGATCAAGCTGCGCATGGATGGGTCCGACATCACCGGACTCGTGAATGATGTCATTGCTGTTGGACCCATCACAGATGCCACGACCTCAGGAAATACCTACGGCGGCATTTATCTCAACGCCAACATTACGACGATTTCCTGTCAACTGGACGATTGGGCTGCCGCCGATATTACGGCGCCGGTGTCGTTTGGCCCTCTGCGGAGGCGATTATGATCGCGTTCGCGCTCGCAATACTGTTCCTCGCGATCACTACTCCAGCCCACGCCACGCGGTACTGGGTGGCCACGACCGGGAGTGATGCGAATGCATGCGCGTCTATTGATGGCGATGCGGATCCAGGTGTGTACAAAGCCTCCGTCCAAAGCGCGGAGGCCTGTCTGTCGAGCGGCGATACCCTGACAATCAAGGGCGGAACGTACAATGCCACCTCAGCGAGAATCCGCAATATTCCAAGCGGCACCGTTGGGAACCCTACTATTATTGAAGGTGATCCGAGCGATAGCGAAGGCTGTGCGATTACAAGTACCTGCTCAACCATCCTGAAGCCGACAGGGACAAACACGAATTCGTTGATTAACGGCGTGTCTCATGTCATTATTCGCAAGATCGATTTCGATCACCAGGGCGTCTCAAATAATTCCTACCCGCTCAGGATCATGGGGACCTGTACAGATGTCCTCATTGAAGATGTGGAGTTACACAGTACCCTGATTTCCACCTCAGGCGGCGCATCCGGCATCATGGTGGAGTATTACTGTACATTCGTCACACTACGCCGCATCCACTCACACGACAACGGATCCACGCTCGGATCACACCATGGGGCCTATATTCAGGGTGACGATGTAACCATCGAGCATAGCTGGTTTCACGA